TACGCGGCATAAGGTACTGAGTTGTCTAACACTCGGTCATAAAATAAGTTAGACATCAACTCCTTGGTGTTATGAGTATAAAAGGACGCACGGAGCTATCCAAGAAAATAGTTGGTGGTTTGTAGGTAACTTCTCAGAGGGTAGTAACCTAACTAAGTTGTGAATGACTTGATATTGAAGATAGACAGGACAGGGGTTCGACTCCCCTCACCTCCACAAAAAATAGCAAGAAAAGACTTGTAAATGGTTATAAAAAATGGTAAATTCTATATATGAAAAAATACTATTATGAAAGAAGTAATCTGCTCGAAAGTGATGTAAACATCAACTTTGAGGAATTACTATACATGAATGAAGAAGAAACTTCTGAGTGGATTGAAAGTCTTAGAAGTTTTATTATTTCAGAGTGGGATGACAATGGTATTCCACCTACTATTGGTCAAAATACAAAAGACATAAAAAAGAACTTTATGAAGCTGAGGGAGTATGATGTACACCATAAGTTCTTAATTAGTGATGACGATGGTAATAAGAATGTTATAAAAAATTATAATAAACATGCTAGTGGTGTTAATCAGTTCTTCCCAACGATGTTAAAGACTCGTGTACAGAATGGTAGTATTTATGATTGGTTCACAGATGAATATAAACATAAGTTTGAAAAGGTTATAAGAAGAATACTAAAAAGAGATTCGATGTATAACTGGTCTAAATGTGTTAAGGAAGGTGAAGAGATACCTGAAAACTTCTTTATCGTTCAACATAAACATAACTCCGTAGAAAATATCTACAAGACTTTATCAGTTGAAGAAGTGGAGAAGTTAGATGATAAGTATAAGACTAATCTACCAAAAGAGTTGGATGGTAATACATATAAATTCTTAGTTAGGGAGTTTGAGTTAGGACAAAAGTTATTTCCAGCAGGTATCCAAGCATTTAGATTAGGACTTGGACAACCAGCTGTAAACTTTCCACCATTGACAGCTCGTTATTTATATGAACACTATACCAATCATATTAATATCGATGAACTTGAAGACAAACAATTAAATATATACGACCCATCGAGTGGTTGGGGTGGTAGAATACTTGGAGCTATGTCTTCACTAAAAAGAATACATTATATTGGTACAGACCCAAACACAGATAATTTTATTGATGAGGTAGGTATATCAAGATACGAATATGTAGCTAACTTCTTTAACAATGAGGTATTGGAAACCAATCCATTTTGGGAAGAAGAAAAAAATACATTTCATTATTTTCAAGAAGGTAGTGAACACATTGGAAACCATCCTGACTTTCAACAATACAAGGGTAAGTTGGATATGGTGTTTACATCACCACCTTACTTTGATAGGGAACAATATAGTGAGGATGAAGAACAATCCTACAAGGCTTATCCAAAGTATGATGATTGGAGAGATAACTTTCTCAATCCTACATTGACTAATGCTTTTAATAGTTTACGAAAAGATAGATATTTATTATGGAACATAGCCGATATCAAAATCGGAAAGGATAAATACCACCCTCTTGAACAAGATAGTATCGATGTAATCGAAGCCCTCGGTGGTGAGTATCAAGGTAAACTCAAAATGTTGATGACTTCAATGGTCGGAGTTGACCAATCTAATGTCAAAAACTCGGTAAAGGTTAATGGAACTTATTTAAAGTATGAGCCTATTTTTATTTTTTACAAAAAATAACTTGACTTGTATGGTAAAAAATGTGTATATTCTAATATCAAAACGAGGTATAATAATATGTTAAACAAAACTATAAGTACAACTACAGCCATCGCGGGGATGGTGTTTGTAACATTTATGAATGGTTGGATATCAACAAGTATGATGACTAAACATTCAAGTATGTATAAGGAAACAAGTGATTCATTATTAGTGATGAATCAAAAACTACACGAAGAACTACAAGAGTTCTATCAGTTCGGTATAGAGGTAGATGTAACAATGTATCAACCTGTATATCCACAAACCGATAAGACTCCTGATATAACAGCTGATGGAACAAAGATTCGTATCCATAAGGCAAGTGAGTATAAGTTTGTAGCTCTGTCGAGAAATTTATTGAAGAGATGGGGTGGTGGATTTGACTATGGAGATTTTATATACATCAAGGGAACAAAGGATAAAGATGGGGTGTATCAAGTAAGAGATACTATGAATCCTAAATGGGTTAATGTCGTGGATATATTAGAATCTAAGCATGTAAAACCATATAAGTATGAGAATGTCCATATCTACAAGATGAATTGGACAGAAAATTTAGCATTATTAAAAAATAACAAATCATAAATAAGGAGTCAAGAATGGCTGGAAAGAAGCGTCGTATAAATAAGTATTCAACATTACCTATCAAAGTAGGTGATTGGGTTCATCCAACTCGTATTGGAATGAGTAAAACTGAACCGGCTTATCAAGTAACATCGATTGAGGATGGTGTCTATAAAATAGTACAAACAGAAGGGTGTTACCAACATAAAATGGAAGTACCTTTAAAAAGGTTAAAAAGGTTATAAATAAAAAATAAGGTTACAAATGAAACAACTAACAGAAGAACAATTATTAGATAATTGGGCTAAACTTCAAAAACTTATAGAAGATACATTTGAGGGTGAACGAAAAGAGAAACTCTTGGAGATGTATAAATACTTTGAAGATAGAATGATTGTAGCACCAGCAAGTGGTAAGGAAGAATTCCATTATTGTTACGCTGGTGGTTATGTTAACCATGTGCTTCATGTGGTTGAAACGGCATTAGAAATATCAAAGACCTATGAAAAGGTCGGTGGACATAAAAATTGGACAGATGAAGAACTTATCTTTTCTGCCATGCACCATGACTTAGGTAAGGTGGGTGACTTAGATGGAGAGTATTACATTCCACAGGATAACGAATGGAGAAGGAAGACTCTTGGTGAAGTTTTTACACACAATAAGGATATTCAAAGTATGAGAGTTACCGATAGGGCTTTGTTTTTACTACAACATTTTGATATCAAGCTTAATCTTAATGAAACCTTGGCTATTAAGTTATCAGATGGAATGTATGATGAAGCCGCACCATATTATCTCAAAGTGTTTGACGCTAGTCGTTCACTAAAAAATTGTTTACCAAATATTATTCATTGGGCTGACCATATGGCAACAATGGCCGAATATGATGAATGGAGATTAGAAGACGAAGATAATAAAGAAGAGATGGATGCTCGTATAGAAAGAATCAAGAATATAAGTGTTGGTAAAAAAGAAAGTAAACCAAAACCAAAAGAAGAAAAGAAATCAAAACATGCAGATTTGTTTGATGAACTTTTTGGAGAAAGTTAAATGCTATTAGAAATAATAATCGCTGTATTAGTAATACTTGCATTTACTCAAGGATATGTAAATTGGAACTTGTTACAAAAGGTGGAACTACTCGAAACATGGGTAGGAGATTATTCCGATAGGGTGTCTAATACATATCAAGAATTAAAGAAAATAGATTCAACTGGTCATTTTGAAGCAGATGACGAGGTAGGTAGTATATTTACATCTATTAAGGAAACAATTGAAGAACTTAACAAATACATAGAAGAGGAAACCATAAATGGCTAGAAAAGCAAAAAAAGGATCATCAAGGTATTATTTCACACAAAAAACTGAAGATGCTATAATCCGATATAATCATGAACCGAGAGCGTATATGAAAAATAGAATATACAACGACCACATAAGAAAGGCATTTGATAAGTTAGTTGAAAATATAATACACACTTTCAAGTTTTATTATTTTGATGTTTCGTCAGAACAAGTTAAACATGAAGTAGTTTCATTTCTTGTAATGAATATGCACAAGTTCAAGGAAGGTAAGGGAAAGGCTTTTTCGTACTTTAGTATTGTTGCTAAGAACTACTTGATTCTTCATAATAATAAGAATTATTCACATTATAAACAACACGATAAAATAGATGTATTAGATTGGAATAGTAGAATCAAAGAAAAACATAATCAAGAAGATATCGATGATTTTAATAGAGATTATATGAATCAATTTATTGAGTATTGGGAAAATAACTTAACTAATGTTTTCCGTAGAAAAAAGGATATATTAGTTGCTGACTCTGTATTGGAAATCTTTCGAAGAAGTGAAAACATTGAGAACTTCAACAAGAAGGCTCTGTACATTATGATTCGTGAGATGAGTGGTTCTAAGACTCAACATATTACTCGTATTGTAAATACCATGAAAAAGTATCATTTTGGTCTAATAGCGGAGTTCAGAGACACAGGAGCCATTGATACTGAGAGTACAGGTTCATTTTTGTAACATTAAAAAACAAAATGTTACACCTTTAGTAACAAAATAATACACCCATAAAAAACCACTACTTCAAGTGGTTTTTTATTGCCCTTTATAAACTCAACAATATGATAAGTTAAAAAAAATTCTAAAAAATAACCACTTTGGTACAGTTCTTGTAGTATATAAGTAGAGATGGGTTATTCGAATCCATCAAAACGAAATAATAAAGGAGAACTGAAATGTTCGAAACAATAAAAAAACTCGTAAAATCTTTTATGAGAAAACTTAAAAGTACTAATGGTAATTCACTAGCTGAGTTCGCTGTTACTACTGCAATGATGGCTACATTAGCAACAACAGCCGCTCCAAAATTTGGTGCAGTTGGTGCAGGTGCTAAAGAAAAGAAAACGATGGCTAACATCGATAAGATTCTTACAGTAGCTAACAACTTTTATAACCAAACATTATCTGAAGAGGGT